GTGTGTGCGCCTCTATGCCTTTATAGCTAAAACGCTCTGTAGGAGATTGTGACTGCACCTGAAGCATCTCTGCCATGCGGCGCTGGTCAGCAATCCTTGACAGCTCGGCTTGATACGGGCTGGGCAGGTTAAAATTGTATAGCTTGTTTTCGGCCATTTTGGGCCTCTATTGAGTTGACGGCGTAAAGTTTTGCGAATTCGGATTGTATTGCGTAGAGCGATCCTCAACCGGCGCCCCGGGCTGCGTTCCGTTCATCTTCTGCTGCATCATCTTTCTCATCATCATGTCGTTAATGCCACCCATGCCGCCGCCAGATCCACCAGGCGCCCCTAGCGGTCCATTATATTTCCGGTAAGGCTGCGTCGGATCTTGAAGCAACGCGGCGAGCTGCATCCGTTTTTCGTCTGGATTGAAATTGTATGGAGAATTCATTTAATTAATCATCCCATAATTGACCATTTTGTAGCCACTCGGATGCAGCATTACGGCCTCTGGCATTACGGCCTCGACTTCATCGGCCATCACGCCACGCTCTCTGCGGTCGAAAATGTCGTATTCGTAAACGCCAATCCCAAGCGGGTGCGTGCCGATTCTTTCGATATTCGATTTCAGACGACGGTCTGAATATTTCATAATTCCAGCAGCGCCGCCCGCACCGAGAAGGTTATAAAGCCCAGCATTCTGAGCATTAACATTTGCAGACTGAATCCCGTATTGATCCATCGCTGATTGCCCTTGTGCCATCGCGCCCTGCATGACCGGCGTTCCCGCCACGTTGGCTCCCTGGTAACCTTGGAATTGCGGCATTTGGATCTGCGATCCAGACATCAAACCGGAAATTTCGTTTAACGGTTGATTTCGCAGCGCGAGCTGCTGTTGCAAACTTTGCTGCTGGGCAGTATTGCCAAACTGCGCGCCCTGCAAAAGCTGGTTGTATTGTTGATTCTGCGCGGCCAAAGCGGCTTGCTGTTGTTGCAATGCTGCTTGTTGGTTTTGTGCAATTGATTGATTGCCAAGATTCTGTTGCGTGACTTGTTGACCAAAACCTTGCTGTTGAGCAGTAAGTGCGGCTTGTTGTTGTGCCAACGCGGCTTGCTGATTCTGACCAACAGCTTGATTCTGCAACCCTTGCACGCCCATATATTGATTGTAAAGCTGTTGTGAAGCTGCATTTTGCGCTTGCTGTGCAGACAACCCTTGACCGAAATTCTGATTAACCGCTTGATTCCTAGCGGCGTTTGCAGCTTGACCTTGAGCAAAATTCTGCCCAATGCCAGCATTTTGCAATTGCTGGGCAGTAACGCCTTGTCCAAAGTTCTGGCCAACCGCTTGATTTTGTAACCCTGCCAACCCAAATTGTTGGGCATAACCTTGTTGCTGGGCGGCGTTTTGCGCTTGCTGCGTTGACAGCGCAGTATTTAAATTCTGGTTTAATGCGCTATTATAAAGTCCTGCGTTTTGCATACCTGCGCCAAAACTAGCAAGTTGTGCTTGATTGCCAAATTGCCCTGACTGAACCCGCTGGCCGAACGCTTGATTTTGCGCTGCGTTTTGTGCGGCTTGCGCGGCTTGCGCTTGGTTAAAGTTTTGCCCGACTGCTTGGTTGCCGAATTGTCCAGCTTGCAACGCCTGGTTAAATCCCTGCGCGTTTGCTGCGGTATCCAAGCCAATGCCTTGCAACGCCGCCTGCGAAAGCAGATCGTTCTTTTGCTGATTTTGACTGATCATGGCGTTTTCGTACGCTTCGCCACCAGATACCAGACCTTGATTAATCAATCGTTGCCGTGTTGCGGCGTCCGATCTTTCAAGCTGCGGCGCCAAGCGGTTCATAATTGCTTGCTGGCCGGTAATCCCCGCGTTTACAGGCATCGCCGCAACGTTGCTTGTATTTAAACCACCGCTAGCAAGCCCATATTGATCCGGTTGCGGTCCATAATTAACGTTACCAACGCCGGCTGTATCGATTTGATTTTGAAGTGTTGGCGCAGCAACGTTACCTTGTGCAGATCCAAAATCTCTTGCTTGCGGCCCTTGATTAATTGCACCAGCTTGCACATTTGCACCGGCCATCCCATATTGCCCACCGCCAGGGCCGCCGCCCGCATAGCCATATTGACCGCCGCGCGGCCCCCCCCGCGCCATGCCATATTGACCAGCTTGCGGACCAGTGTTCACGCCCTGCGCGCTAACGTTTGCGTTTGCTTGCCCGTATTGGCCAAGATTTGGCGCTTGCGAGATTTGACCTGCGTTAATGTTGTTGCCCGCTTGGCCGTATTGGCTCAAATCCGGCGCTTGCGAAATTTGCCCTGCATTTCCAATGGTTGTCTGCAACCCTTGAAGGTTAGGATTAAATGCGTTACCAAGCACATTCTGCGCGGTGCCAATGCCTTGCTCACCCAATCCGGCCAGCGAACGCTGTACACGCTGCTGGGCTTCTAATGTAGCCTGCGCTTGCGGAGTCAGTGTTTGAGTTACGGTCGCTTGATCTGGATTTGCGGTGCTGGTGTATTGTTCTCGTGTTGGCGCAATATTGCCCAACAAATACGAGTTCATTGCATTTTGATAACCAGTTGCATTAAAATTTGAACCACCATCGCCGTCGTCCTCGTAAAATTGACTTTCATATGGCGCACTTCCTCTTGGCGTTGTTTGATAAGTAGACATTGCTTGATCGTAACCGGCTTGATTAAAAGTCGGCGTTCCCCAAGTAACAGTCTGGCTACCTAGCGGGCCATTAACGTTTGGATTGTTTATGCGGCCTTGCAATCGGGCAGTTTCAACGTTTGCTGCACCTTGTGCGGCAGCTGCGCCCGCGTAATCCGGTGGCGGCGGTGCTGCTGGCGATGACTTACCCATGATTGATCCTTTTGCTATATCGTTGACCTAAAAATCGGCAGTTGTCGCGGTGCAACGTATAAAACACAATGTCGCCATGCGGCCGACTTCCTTTGATCCTGCCTTCTTCTGTGAATCCCATGTTCTTCACCACTTTGGCACTTTCCTCGTTATCGCTGCCAACCGGCACAATGATCTTTTCGACTTGGCAGATGTTGTACGGATAATCAAATATTGCTGCCAAAAAGGCTGGCGTTAACTGCCCCTCAATAGCGAAATGGCACCAAATGCTTTTGTGGTTCCAGTTTTCATAAATGACGCCAGCAATAATCTGATCATTTCGTTTTAACCCTAAAGCGGTCGATCTTCCTTCAAAAAAGCCACCGTCCACGCGCTTTGCAACCCAGTGGCCGATCTCCGGCCCTGAGACTATATTCCTGCCCATCCGGTTTGATATACAACGTCAGTGGCCGCCCATTCAATTTGCAGCCCTGAACTACTACTTTTTAGCTGGATGCCTCCGCAATATCCAATACCCGTAATGCCCTGCCAGTTGTTTGTGATTTGAAGCCCTGCTCCCCATAGTCCAGTATCCCAAAACGCGGCATCCCATAATCCCACATTAGTCGGCGAGAATGACAAGCTGGCTGTAGTGTCTGCAGTATTAAAGTCAACGTTCATCCCAACAAAAACAGTTGGTGTGCCGTTGGTAAATATGCTTGGTCTAGCACGAGTAAAATATTTCTTTACTCCGCGGCTTTCGTAATAATTAAATGCTTGCAACACAGTTGTTTGGATGTTTGATGTGCCATCAACATACCCATCATCCCAAGCCTTGCACACCACGCCGTTGCTGCCGAAATAAGGATCATCGTTAAATGTTTCAAAACAATTGGCTGCCCAGCCGGTAAAGTTGCACCAGCTTTTGGTGATGTTGTTCATCACGTACTGTTGCTGCTGCCCTTCTGAAACCGGCACATTAATCCACAAAGCATTGTTTTTAGAAGAATAAAGTATTTCCCAACCAAAATTAGATCCGTAATTTGTGGTTGCCGTTGTAATGGCACCCTGAATCTTATTACTCAAAGACACCCGCGGGTCTAGCCTTGAGCTTTGCAGGGCAGAAGCCAGCGGCAGCAAACCGTCCAGCGTGATTATCAACAAGTCTCCAGAGTATTTCATCATGCACCGCTTGCCGACCGGCGCACCCAGCTTCCATACGCCGGCCAGAGTCCAAGTTGCATCACTTGCCGGATCGGTGCCGCGCCAAACAATTACCTCGCCGTTGCTAGTCACAAAAACCAAATTATCGTCGGCGCCATAACCTGCATCCAGCGTCCAGGTATCCAGATCCACCAGCGTGCCGCCGTATTTGGCAATCTGACTCATATCCAGAACTTGCGCTGCTCCACCCACGGCCGAAGTGGGCAAATACCATGCCTTAAGCGTGTCTTTTTGAATAAACCACACGCGGTTTTTAAACAACGAAATATTGCTTAAAGTTGTTGTTGTCACGCCAGTGATGGCAATTGTCGAAATTCCGGTAATGCTTGCCCACGTTGAATTGTCGTAGAGCAACGGAGCATCAACACCGTTTACTGCATAAAGGTAGCTTCCTCCAGCAGTGGTGACATTAATGTGCTCCCACTTTGCATTACTCAATCCAGTTACTTCTGCGGCGCCAACAGCGCCTTGCGCTGTAACATCAAAAACTGACGAACCCGCCCAAGCGAACAACTTGTTAGCAACACCGGTCGAATAATTGACTAGCGACTGCACTTGACCGCTGATGCCCGTTGCCCAATTCTCAAAACCACCGCGCAGCACTAAATTGCTTACGCTGGGAAAATAGTTGGTTAGCTGGTACGCGTCAGATGTATCCATGTTGGCTATAGAGTCTCGCGCATTCCAGCCGCCAACAGGCGCCGGAATTGACGCCACGCGAGCTGCGTTTTGTTGAATTAGTTGATTAGTTCGGGCCATACCCAGAATCCGGAATATTGTCGTAGCCGATCAGCACAGTGCCAGGTCGCGGTGCAAAACTCAGGTTTGCAGATGACATATCCAGCGCCATTGCCGCTTCAAGTTCGTACATGTAATTTCGATACATCGCTGTGGTGTCAAACCCTTTGGCTTCAAAATACTTAAGTTTTGTTGAAAGCACCATCAGTCGATCAGGGTAGATCGTCGTGTCAGTGTCCACCGTAAAGCTGGTTTTTACGGCGCCAGCAGCAGAATTGGCCCAGCCGTTAGACCTGTATTCAAAACCTAGATATTCTGCAGCAGAAGTGCCTGGCCATATTTGAAAGTAAGCACCTAGCAAACGCCAACGGATACGCGGTCCAGTGCTAATGTATCCTGAAAGCAGCCATTCCCATTGCTGGGC